CTCGTAACAAACGCCGTCTATCAGCCTGCGTTTGAGTATCTTCCTATCACGTTCCGAGTGAATCCATTCGTCGATAAGATGCTCTATCTCAGAATTGCTGATGTTGTCCCAATCAATATTACTTCTTTCTTCTGACGCCTTTGGACTTTCCATTTTTAAGCGTCCTTGTTCTCGTTCTTACTATTCTTATCCGTGCTGCCATTTGCTATACTTCCGTCCTTCCCAATGTAGTTAGCGTTGCTATCTCCGTCAGCCTTTATGTCAACGCTCTGTGAGCTTGTATAATCGTACTGATTCCAGGCGATAAGCCAAGCTCCGTTTGTTGCTGCAAGAAGAACTATCAGGATGATAATAATGATATTTCTCCAACGATCGTTTCTCTCGTCTTTTGCCTGCATACGCTCGAAAGCGATTCGGCTCATTGTAATCTGTTCGTTCTCCATATTATTCTCCTTCCTATGTGTCGTTGCCATATTATAACCATAAGCCGTCAGGGTTATCAAGTATATAAGTTAAAATAAAGCGTTCTGCGAACTGAGGATGTATCAAAGACCGTTTGACTTGCGTAGTGCCTTTTTTATCAATTTTGGGGTGTGTTACTGTCGAAAGCGGGATAAAAGCTATTGGCTCAAAAACTACATTTTGTTCAGGCTTACAATTCACGAAAAAGAATTGAGTAGGTTTTCTATAATAATCACCTTCGGCATGACGATCTTTGATAAGAATACTCGGCTTTATCGGGAAATACATCGTTAAATAATGAGGTTGTGTATATGGGTTTTCAATTATCATTCTCCACCCCCCCCCTCAAAGATATTTGATAAAGCTTGCAAAGTAACATATACAATCTGTGCAATTCCTCATGCAGCTTCATGCTATAATCCAGCTTTTGTGTATCAGTCCAGTCTTTTTGTTGGTAGGCTTCTCCTCTAAACTCTAATGGTATTCGACACTCAAAGCGGGTGCAAGGAAAGAACGCAAGGCATAAGTCCATATCGCCTATATCATCAAATATGCTCGGCTTGCCCTCGTAGGCTTTATCAATCTCGGCAAAAAGGTCTATCTGATGATCCGTTTCGCCAAAATCATTAAGAATATCATAGTCCTCAGCCTCAATTCCGTGCTTCTGAAAAGCCTTTTTGAACGTGCCGGATTGTTCAAACAGGCAATATACTTTTCTAATCTGCATACCGTTTCTTGTATAACTCCTTTACAGAATTTTGATTGTCCGATTCAAATAAATCTTCTTCCTCACTCATTATATATCCGCAACCAGGACAAAACTTGCTCTTAACAAACCTCGATTCGTAATAACAATGCGAACAGAAGTAATGGTAATGCGATTTATCAATCTTCTTGCCTATCCAATGTGCAGGGATAGCGGTAAGTTCGTCCTCGGCAGGCTTCAATACGTTGATAAGCTCGATAATGTGATTATGTGCCTGGGCGTAAGCAGCCGTTACGGAATCATTCTTGCCGTCGCAAAGTTTATGCTTGTGATGTTCTATCTTGCTAACAAGCAATTCGGCAAATTGTCTGTTAGTCATTCTGCACCTTCTTTCTGTTCCTCGTAGCACGGACATTCCTCGCATCGTTGTTCATAAAAGCCTCCCGAAAATATCTTGACACACTCTTTCCGAGCAGTTCAGCTTTATAACCTCCCCGCATTTTTCGCACTTAAACATCAAAAAACCTGCACATTCTTTTGGATTTGGTTCAAAAATCCATTCCGTATAAAAGTGTTCGCACTTCGGTTTCTCGTTATAATCTGTACCGCAGCACACACAAACGAGCGACGGCGGAAGCGGCTTACCGCAGTTTACACATTCTCGTCTTTCAATAGTCATTCCTTATCACCTTTCCAGTCTTTACTAAAATCGGGAATGTTCTCAGGATCAATCGTCTTGTCGTGTATCTCTATAACTTCGGGTGCTTTCCTGCGATTAGCCCTATGAAGCTTCGCCTGCAATCTGAAAACTTCCGTGTTCAGCCTTGCTATCTGTTTGTCCTGATCCTTGATGATGCCGTTAGTTATGTGAGCGTATGCGTAAACGCAAGCAATAAGCACGAATAACATAGCAATAGCAAATAACTCAAACGTACTCATGTTTTATACCTCCCTATACTTAACATAAAAAGAATTGGCGTTGATTTTACCGAAACTGACAACCTCGTATCTCGGCTTTAGCCTCATGTTATCAGCAAACGACTGCATTTCCTTGTGTTTCCTGAAAAACCTTGTTGTTTCCTTGATAATTACTTTCTCCATTGTTTTTTACCTCCTGGGTTATTGCCGTTATTATATGCCTTAATTATGTTTTTGTAAATACCCAAATAAAAGAAATACCGCCCTCGGGCAAAGGCGGTATTCTTGAAGGTAAAAAACCGTTCAATCACAATGAACTTAAAGTCATTATACACTATTTTTTGTAATAGGGCAATCCAAAGCCGTTTATATCGGCTGAATTGTATTTGATCTTGCGATACCAAACACGCCCTATCTTTCCCATGTTGCCCTCACGGACATACATATACTTTGTCTTGTTATCGTAGCTATAAACGATCCCTGTATGACCTGGGGTAGATTTACGCTTGCCGTTTTTATCGGGAAAGCAATAGAAAACCTGCCAACCGTAAGACGGGATAGCTCCCCTTGCTTTCCACCGCTTATTTTTGACATACCACGCTTTGCTCTGTTTACAACCGCTTGTGATGTATGCCCTGCGTACCGAATTGCTTTGCAACTGCGCCTCAATAGCTGCTATCTGACACCAGGCAACCGTTTTACAGTTCAAATGCCTTCCCGTGCGCTTGTTGTAATCGGAAATGATGTATTTTTGTGCTTTCCCGTTGCGCTCCGAGTAGTTATTCCATGACTTAAACTTTGCGCAACAGTTTTTCGCACCCGCCGACATTAGTTTTCTCCTTTTGCTTCGGGATCATCGGTTACTTCTTCTTCATCGGGGCTGACGTATTCCTCTCCGCCAACTTCCGTAAACTGCTTATATACCTGATTTATACCCGTAGATGCGAAACCCGACACGATACCGATAGCAAGTGCCATAAGCCAATTCTCGGCAGGAATATAGCCTGGGATCGTCTTAAAGACGATAACGCCCAAAGCACCGCCTACGAATCCGCAGATAATCGGGATAAACTTATTCAGCGTTTCGTTGTTGATAGCCTTGAAAGTAGCACCTACTAAATAGCAAAGAACTACGATAGCCGGAAATGCGATAAAGTCATTCATTCTCTTGTACCTCCAATGTAAAGTAATATAGCCAAAACCGTTGTAAAGAACGCAACGGTTAAGAACTCAATTAAAAGTGTCATTTGCGAAAATCGGTGCGTAGCTCATCGATGCGTTCAAAAGCCGTCTGCATATCACGCTCGACTACTGCTAACCTCTCTCGCATTTCATCAACGTTTGAAGCATAACGGTCAAGCTTCTTTTCCAACTGCTCTATCCTGTATGTCGATAGCTTGTTAGAAACGAGAATACCCGTTATTGAGCCTGCAAGCGTTCCTATAAGCGATATTACCGCAACTGTTACACTCGGATCATTCATTCGACCACCCTCCGTTTTCTCAGTTCCTGACAACTTCAAGATACTTAACTTCCGTATCTCCGTTTGCGTCAAGCCGTTCGTTCTGTTCCTTTTCAGGCTCTTTCACCTTGTCGAGAAGTTTAGCGATAATGCCGATTGCGGCGGAGATCGTTACAATCGCCGCGCAAACGGATAAGATCAACGCGATAAGCTGAGCCGGAGTAAACTGTATTACAGTATCCATTTTTTATCCTCAATTAACTTATTGTATTAAGTTCTCCCGATAACATTTTACCCATTATTTGATGAGCAAACGTTGACGGGTGATTATTTGTACCGTCAAGGCTCTTAAGTTTTGTCAATGATTTTGGGGACGTATTAATTTTACCCCATAAATTTATAATAGGTATATTCCAATAATTAGCAACGGTCTCAAGAACCGGCAAACCTCCGGAGTATGAAAAACTACTATCAACAACAA